GTTCTTGCAAACACTAGCAAATCTCTTTTAAGTTCCTTAGAACTCATCTTAGACACTTCAGATCCTTTTTCTACTCGCATTATAGCTTCAACCATGTCTATGTCTAAAGATCTAGCTGTAACTATAGCGTCAGCTTCTAGCTCTAATACATCTATTTGACTTTGAGCTTCAACTGCTGGTTTGTACTCATAAAAAAGCTTATCTTTATGAGGGTGGTATAATGATAGTAGTTTTTGTAGTATTACCTCTTCTTTAGGAACAAATAGACTGCCATCTCTAAAAACAATATGAGAAAGTCTTTGGTCACCTTTCATTTCGTCAACAAAACATGTTTGCTGATTTTTACAGTACTTCAACTCTCTTTGAACTTGCTTCTCTGGATCAAACCAATATACATTAGCAGACTTCATCAAATAAGAAATAGGCTTTTGTCTACCTTTAAGATAGTACAACCTATCTTTTACTTCCCAGCCTTTTTTAGCTGTTTCTTTTTTAGGTGGTTCTTGTTTTTCAACAACAACTTCTACCATTTCATTAGCAGCTTTTATTTCAGGCGCTACATTAACCTTTTTTGTTTCTTTTTTTGCCATGATATAATATAATAAAAAATTAATAAAAAAACTACCCCACCCGAAGGCAGGGTAGCTTAAAGTGATTTACTTCATTAACATAAAGTTGTTAGCACCTTGAGTAACTAAACATCTTTCTGATAAGAAGTGTAGTTGCATTGCATCTAAAGCAGATGTAGCAGCTCCTACAGATCCTGTAACCCAAGACTTCATTCTTCGGTTGTCAGTTTGTGAAGCACGGTAACGAACGTGTAAGAACGGACGCTTGATTGAAGCTCCAACAGTTTGATCGTATACAGATGAAGAACCAGCAGGAATAAACATTCCTCTAATAGCTCCAGCAGCATAAGCATCGTTGATCGATCCACGAGTAGCTTTATCGTTTAGGTAACGCATGTCAGACTTATAGAAGTCATAAGAACCTCTTCTAAATCCAGAGAAACCTAAGTTTAAAGCCATATCTTCAGAGTTATCAAATACACCGTAAGATGTACCACCAGCACCGTAAGAGTTCATAGAAGCTAACATATCGTCGATAGCTAGAGACGTAGCTCTATTTACAAACATCATGTTTTCTTCAATAGCACCTTGCTTGTCAAATTCAGCTAAGATAGCGTCAAATTCAGCTAAGTCAGTAGCAGCGTTAACACCAGTAATACCAGTAGTAACATTACCTCTTTCTTCGATAGCGTTGAATAATCCTTGAGTACCAGTAACATCTCCTGAGTTTGAACCGTAAAGATGATCGTCAGTTACGTCAGCTACACCACCAGTATAACCACCAGCAGCTCCACCTTTTACAGACTCTAACATAGACATTTCTAAGTAGTCGTTAAAACGAGCTCTTGTATCAGACTCAGCTTTTAGATACCATAAGTAACCGCCTTGTCCGTTTTCAGTAGAAACCTCTACCCAACCAATACGAGACGCATCAGAACCTGATACTTCGTAGTAGTCTTTCATGATAATAGGCTTATTAGAAAAAGACTTGAAAGAAGGCTCATTAGCTCCTCTTGAAGAGCCGCCGTCGTAATTGTCACCTTTCTTAAACTCAGAACCATAAACTAATATAGTAACTGAATTTGCACCTTGTGATGCATCAAAAGTAGTGTCTAAGTTAGCTTCACCATAAGGTGCGCATGTAACAGCAGCGTCAGCTACAGCAGTAACTAAAGCTTTAACAGTACCTTGAGAGCTAGCTATAACAACAGTATCGTTTTTGCGAATACCGTGGTTTGCACCAGCAGCTAAGCCATCAATATCGTTACCGATTGTCACTACACCACCACCAGTAGTAGCGTCTGTAATTTCACCTGTATAAGATAAGTGTAAACGTCCTTGCTCAGACCATACAACTTGATCAGCTGTCATAGCCTCTTCAGCACCTATTTTTGAAAGAAATCCTGAAATAGTTCTCGGTCCGAAAACTTCAGCTTCTTTTTCCATAAGGTCTGGTAAATATTGTTGCGCCCAGTCATTTGCACCAGACGTAAAATCTAGGTAGTTATTAGATAGCGTTTGCTTTCTTGAAGAAGGAACGCTATTTAAACTACCACCTGCATTAATTGCCATAATAAATATTTTTAAGTGTTAATTATTTTTTAATTTTAAATTTAAAATCAGAAGAATTATCACCTAACACTCTTACTTTCATTTTGCTAGTATTAACGTCACCACCAAACTGCTGGCGAGGACTCATACTAACGTTCTTAGCTTTAGCAACGCTTTGCTTTAAAGCATCTGCTTTGCCTTGCTCGTAAAAGTGCTGTGCAATTGCATCAGCGTTCATAGCTGTAAAAATACTTTTGTGATAACCCTTAGCGTCTGATATTACATTATCTTCATTCAAAAACTTTTTGACAAAGTTGTTAATATCGCTTTGAGTTTCTTTAACACCGTCTACGTTCTTAACGTTATATCTAAACTTTTTGTCACCAACGTTATATTCAAATCCTTTGAATTTTTCGTTAAACAAGTTATTAGTTTTGTTCATAAACGCGCTGTGTTGTTTCTCAGCTACTTTTCTGTTGTCTTCCGACTCTTTGTTATATCGATTAAAAAAGTCCATTGCCTTTTGATATTCATCGTTAGGCGCTTGACGCATTTTAATCTCATCGTAATATGTGGATTTTACACTTTCCAAGTGGTTCTTTGCTTGAGCAACTTGCTCCTTCAAAGCTAATTTTTTTCTTCTTATATCTCTATCATCATCTAACTCTTCGTCAAAAGAAAATTGATCTTCCATCATGAAGTCTATTTCTTCTGCGTTTAGATGAGGTTTAGTTTGCTTATAGTATTCTTTTAACAGCGTTAAATTATCTAAGTCAGAGTAATCTCTGTTTAGCTTAACGTAGTCTTCTATGTTACCGCCAGTTTCATTCATAAAGTCAACTAACTTTTGAATGTTTTCTGGTAAAGGCTCTCCTGTAGCTTCTGCTTCTTGTACAGCTTCTTCTACTTCGTCAACTAATTCTTTTAAAGCCTCGTTTGGCTCTTCGTCAACGACTTCTTCTAGTACTGGCTCTTGTGTTTCGGCCTCCGGCTGTACTTCTTCTTGTTCCGGTGTGGCGTCGGCACTTTCATCGCTTCCAACCACTCCTGTGTTGTCAACTGAGCCATCTGCAGCTTCTGTTGTTTCTTCTGGGTTTTCATCTTCAATTGGTTTGTCTAAGTTTACCTTAATAACGCTGTCATCGCCAGCACTTTCAAATACACTTTCATCAACTGTTTCTACAGTTTCTTGTGTAGTCTCATCGACTACTTGTTCATTTTTTTCTTCTTCCATAATAAAATATTATATAATTAGTAAAATTACCTAGGCTCAAACGAGCCTAAATCAAATCCACTTCCAATAGTATCATTACCTGATGATTCAAAGTTTTTAGGTGGTTTACCCGTCTTTCTTTGGTCTATAAGCTCTGATTGTTGTGAAGCTTGTATTTTAGTTCTTTTATCTTTACGATCTTCTTTAGTAGATTCTCTACTTAACGCGTTTTGCATATCCATTTGTCTAAGCTGCATGTTATATTGAAACTCTTGAGCCATAAGCTGAGATTTAATTTGCGCTTCAGCTTGCAGCTTTTGAGCGTCCATTTGAGCTTCTACTTGCTTAGTTTGCATTTTAGCCTGCTCTAACGCTTGTTGTTTTTGTATTTCCAACTGAGCAGCTGCTTGCTGCTGTTGAGTGTTAGCTTGTGCTTGAGCTTGTATGTTTTGCTGTTGCATCTGCTGATCTCTTTGTAGCTTCTTTTTTCTTCTAATTTTAAGAAGTTGATTAGCCAGCTTAACGTTTTTAATGTCTCGCAAGTCTATAGCATCTTCTAAATCTATACTTTGCTGAGCTAACGCTTGTTGTATATTGTTTTCTAATATAGCTTGCTCTTCTTCATCAGGCATAAGCTCTAAGAATATGCCAAAATCATACAGATGTAAGTTTGACATCTCTTCAAGCGTAGCAACATTATGTACACCAATGCTTTGAATAAAAGCATCTTTTGTAGGAGAATATTCTATGATGTCAGATATTCTTAATGACAGTTGCTCTGCGACTTCAGCTGTCAAGAATAAACCTGAATCAAGTATATGTCTAGTCGCTGTGTTAGAGTTTGCTGCCGCCAGTTTTTGTACGCCAAGCAAAGCTCTTTCGTCAGGCGTACTACCGTCACGAGCTTCGTTAAGCCCGGTTACGTCGCGTATCATTTGTAAGTAATAGTTATAATTACCTATTAGTGCTTGTATCTTGTTGCCACCAGATCCAGAAGTAATCTCTTGAATAGGTACTTTACCAGGATTCATATCGCCCTCAGAAGTAAATGATCTACCAATAACACTACCTGTTTGGAAGAACATGTTTAAAGCTTCT